GCTCGTGCAGTCGGGCATAGCCCAGGCTCAATTGCAAAGTTTGAAATATCAAGCTCATGAGGCACAAATTGCCATCGCTGCTCGTGAGGCTGTTCGCGCTGATGTCGCTGGCAAGCCTGACGGCGTGCCAGTCGACGACCCTTTCATCAGAGACTAACCACGTTTCTTTTTGCGAAGCAGCTAGAGCCATATATTATTCAAGACATGATACGGCGCCGACGCGAGCTCAGATCCGTGAGCACAATGCGGTAGGGGTGGCCCTAAAATGCGGATGGGTCAAGAAGTAGCCATTTGAGCCCGTCTTATGGTAAACTAACGCTAACAAGCGGGGCGAAAGATGACGACTGGCGTTAGTTACGATGGCACTATTTCTGGGACAACAAGCTACATAGGCCAGATTGCCACTTTGGCCGTTGTCGACCCGACAGATTCGGCATTTTTGGCTATTTTGCCACAAATGATAACTTATGCCGAAAATAGGATTTATCGCGAAGTTGACTTTCTTTTTTCGTCAGTCGCCAATTCCAGCTATAACATTCCAATCGGGACAAGAATAATTTCTGTCCCATCTGGGTCAAATTTCGCTGGAGTTGAATGGGGCGGCGGTGTTTTGGTCGTCGCAGAGCAAATAAACCTCATTACGCCGGCTGGGACAACGGACCCAGAACTTGGGTCAAGAGTCCCATTATTGCCGACAACAAAAGAATTTTTGGATGCTGTGTATGGATCTTCATTATTGGCAAATCGTGGGCAGCCTAAATATTTCTGCCCATTTGATGATTATACATTTTTAGTAGGCCCCTATTCAGACGCTACATACCAGGTTGAGATAATTGGAACATTTAGACCTGCAAGTATGTCAGATACAAACAAATCAACATTCATTGGCCTTTATCTTCCAGATGTGTTTATTGCGGCGTCAATGATTTATATTTCTGGATATCAAAGGAATTTTTCTTCAGCTGCCGCCAGCGACCCTCAAATGGCGGTGACTTGGGAATCAATTTATCAAAATGCTCTCAAGTCTGCTCTTAGCGAAGAGTCCCGTAAGAAGTTTGAGGCTGCTGCTTGGTCGTCGCAAGATTCTTCTAAATTTGCTACTCCGACGAGGGGTTAATAGATGCCCCATGCAACTTTAAAGCTTCTACCAGGCGTCGATGAAAATAGAACTCTCGCCCTTAATGAGGCGGGTATTTCTATTTCTCAACTTGTCAGATTTGTCCCCGATAAACAGGGTATAGGTCTTGTTCAAAAGCTTGGTGGATGGTCAAAATATCCTGGCGTTGGCACAAATGCTACGGCGACAGCCCCATCCATTACACGCGCTTTGTGGGCGTGGGAAGATGTAAACTCAACAACACATTTAGCTATAGGCAATCAAGCATCAAGCACAACTGGTGATGCTCTTTCTGTCATTAATAATAGTTTAAATAGTTCAACGGCGCAGCCTGTAGTTATTACGCCAAGAACGTATCAATCTAATCCTCAACCATTAATTAGTGCATCTACGACATCTGGATCAAACGTAGTAACAATTTATGATCCAGGTTCAAATATTAGTAGTTTTGATGTTGTTTTTATAAAGGTGCCAATATTAATTGCTGGCCTTGTAGTCTTTGGCGAATATCAATGCACATCAATAGACACAGATCATTATTCTGTTTCTGTTACAGATATAAATGGAAATGCTGTTTTAGCTAACGCTACAGTTACCAATGGTGGGACGTCGCCAGAGTTTTTCTTCAATCCAGGCGAGGCTTTTGTCAATGTATATATGCCAGGGAATAATTACGCCCCTGGAGACTTATTTCCAATACTTGTCCCGTTTAATCTTGGTTCAATAACTCTTTCTGGCGGGTATAATGTTTACGCCGCAGATCCTCCAAATCCAGATTACTTTAGAATATTTGCTTCTGCGGCTGCTACGTCTGCGCCAACAACTGCTACAAGCGGAACTGGATCTACCGCCACTGTATCATTCAGTGGAACATATGCCATTCAGCCTGGAAGCACAGTTCTTATATATGGAGTAACGCCTGTTGGATATAATGGGGAATATACTGTTACTTCTTACACATCAAATAGTGTTTCATATGCAAGTTCTACCACAGGATCTCAATCTGTATCAGGTTATGTTTTTGCGTTAAGTGGATACTTAAATAATAAGTATGCAAGTTATCAATATTTCATCAATCCATCACCAGCTATTGCGACTGTTGGATACGGCGTTGGCGGATATGGGGCTGGCGGTTATGGCGTTGGTGGTGTTGCTACATTTACGCCTAATACAGGTAGTGCAATATCTGCAGTAGATTGGACATTGGATAATTGGGGTAGTGATCTTATAGCTTGTTCTGTTGGAGGTCAGTTATTTTCATGGTCTCCAAACTCAAGTTCTGCTGTTGCAAATCTTATTTTAAATGCTCCATTTGTAAATGACGGTGCTTTTGTCGCAATGCCTCAAAGGCAGGTAATTGCGTGGGGCTCTACATTTGAAGGCGTCCAAGATCCCTTATTAATTAGATGGAGTGACGTTGAGGACTATAATTCCTGGACGGCGACTCTTGTAAATCAAGCAGGCTCCTATCGGCTTCCAAAAGGGTCAAGGATTGTTGGATGTATTCAGGGACCGCAACAGGGTCTTGTATGGACAGATTTGGCCATATGGGCCATGCAATATGTCGGCCCTCCATATGTTTATCAATTTAACGAAGTTGGCGTTGGTTGTGGATTAGTTGGAAGAAAGGCTGCTGCTTCTCTTAATGGTATAATTTATTGGATGAGCCAAAATCAGTTTTATAGACTTGGCGGCTCTGGAGTAGAAGTTGTTAGATGTCCGATCTGGGACGTTATATTTCAGGATATTGATTTCTCAAACTCAAGCAAAATACGCGTTGCTCCTAATTCAGCTTTTGGTGAAATTTCTTGGTATTATCCAACAACCACAAGTGGTGGCGAAATAAGTAAATATGTAAAGTATAATGTTAATCTTGATATATGGGATTACGGGTCTCTTGTCAGGACAGCATGGGTTAATCAATCTGTTCTTGGTCCGCCAATAGGATCAGATGGGAATTATATATTCCAACATGAGACATCAAAGGATGCTGCCGATCCTATAACTGGCGCACCTGTGGCAATGAACTCTTATTTCCAGACAGGCTATTCAGTTATTTCTGAAGCGGAATGGAAAATATTTGTTGATCAAGTATGGCCTGATATGAAATGGGGCTATTTCAATGGGTCTCAAACTGCGACTGTTTTACTTACTTTTTATGTAGCCGATTATCCAGGTTCTGCTGTATCTGCTGCTTCTGGTGGTGTAAGAACATATGGTCCTTACACAATGACTGACGCCACAACATTTTTGACGCCGAGGTTTAGAGGTCGATTACTTTCTGTAAAGATAGAAAGCAATGATCTTGGCTCATTCTGGCGTATAGGAGCCATGAGGTATCGTTTCTCTCAAGATGGAAAGTTCTAACTGTGGCTACTCTTGATGATGTCGTAACAGTTCAAAAAAATGGTGTTATCGCCATTAACAATCTTGGGCTGACTCTCAAAAGTTATAATGAGGGACAATATACGTCTCAATCTGTTACTTCTTCAACCGTTATCTATGTGGGGGCTGGCAGGCTTGTCAGCATGATTGTTGTTTCTGCCGGAACATCTCCAGGGTATATTTATAACGTATCTTCAACATCAAATGCAGCAATTACAAATGCAATTGTTCCTGTCCCAAATTTGGTCGGCGTTTATCAGATAGGCGCCAAATTTGATACGGGGCTCGTTGTTGTCCCTGGGACAGGTCAATATGTCAATTTAACTTATTCAACGGATTAAGATCATGCCGCTGAAACATGGAACAAGCCACGAAACAATATCTGAAAATATCAGAGAAATGATGAGGTCTGGCCATGAACAAAGACAAGCGGTGGCCGCGGCTCTAGAACAGGCGCGAAGGTCTCGCGCAGATGGCGGAGAAATTAATGAAAAAATTCATGTTGGGCCTATTCATAGCAATGTGGCTGGCCGCACTGACCACCTTCCAATTAATGTTCCTTCTGGGGCATATGTGATCCCAGCAGACATTATTTCTGCTATGGGTGAAGGCAATACTATGGCTGGGTTCCAAGCGGCTAATAGTATTTTTGGCATTCAGGAAAAAAGCCCAGGGGACGAGCCCGTTGAAATTGTCGCAGCTGGTGGGGAATATGTGATTACTCCTCAGAATGTGGCGCGTATTGGCGGCGGAAATATAGATCAAGGGCATACGACGCTTGATGAGTTTATAAAGAAATATCGGGCAAAAACGATACAGACATTAAAAGAATTGCCTGGTCCTAAACGCGATTAAAGGGGAATCGCATGACAGATGAAGTTAAAGTTCGGGTGGCGACACCTGAAGACGTTGATGGCGTTATGGAGCTTTTAATGATGGTTTGCCGCGAAAACGGCCTTTTTGAACCAGATTTAAATAAGGTTTTGGCTGATATATGGCCTTGCCTGCATCAGAGTAGTGGCGTCATTGGCGTTATTGGAGAGATTGGTCAGGCCCTTGAAGGTCTAGTTTTGCTCAAAATCGGCTCTTTGTGGTATAGTAATGAAGAAATAGTCGAAGAGAGAACGGTTTTTGTTCATCCTAAGTTTAGGAAGGCAAGGGGCGGAAGAGCAAATAAATTGTGCCATTTTTCAAAGAAAGTAGCTGACGAGTTGGGCTTAACGCTAATCATAGGCATTCTTTCAAATCAACGCACAGAGAGTAAAACAAAGTTATATAATAGGGTTTTTGGCGCGCCGGCTGGGGCTTTTTATCTTTATGGCCAAAGAACCGGAGATTGGAAGCAAAAAGCAGCTGCTGAAGTTCAGCTTGTCTGACCGGAGAAAACAGGATGTGCGGCAAAGGTTTATCTCAGACTAGCCAACAGACGTCTCAACCATCCATTTTTGGGATGATGGCGTATAACCAGGCTTTAGGTCAAGTCGGAGCGGCAACCGCGCAACCTTTCCAGTTTTATAGTCAAGACCCGACAAAATATGTTGCATCTTTAACGCCGACGCAAACAGGCGCTATTTCAGACATAACAGGCTTGCAAGGAATGACTCAGCCTTATTATCAGGCTGCAGCTGGGTTGACTGGCATGGGGGCGGCTCCTGTTGGACAGCTGACGTCGGCAGATATCAATCAATATATGTCTCCTTATATGTCTCAGGTTATTAATCCTGTGCAAGCAGCTGTTCAACAACAACAGGGCCAGCAATTAGCGCAGCAACAATCAGAAGCCATCAAAGGAGGCGCTTTTGGCGGTGAACGTGCAGGATTACAGCGCGGGCAATTAATGGGCCAGCAAAACTTAGGGCTCGGCCAGGCTCTATCCCCTCTTTTCCAAACTGGTTATGGTCAAGCTCTACAGACAGCTCAAGGCCAGCAAGGTGTTCAAGCAGCTAATTTGCAGCGTATGCTTGCTGCCGGCCAACAATTTGGTCAGCTTGGCACTGGCGCCCAACAGGCTGCCCTTGCTCAGGCTCAAGCACAACTTCAAGCTGGAACATTGGAGCAGCAAACAGCAACGGCTCAGGATCAGGCGCTATATAACGAATTTCAAAAACAGCGCATGTATCCTCTTCAGACGGCGCAGCTTTATGCTCAAACAGCTGGAGCTCTTGGGCCTCTCTATGGGTCTCAGACTGCTGGCTATCAACAATTGCCTTTCTTTGGTGGTCTTGCTGCAAAGGGTGGCGCCATTAAAGGATATGACGACGGCCTTGGTAAGGCCCGCATGGGTGGAGCTGTTCATGAAGAAGGCGACTTCTCTCGTGGCGGATATGCAGACGGCGGATACCCAGATTTTTCTTCAATTGTTGAGCAGCAACGCGCTGGAATTATGCCTAGTATGGATCAAGTTGCTTTCCCAACGGGTGAATTTAGAACGGGAGAGGCCCCCAAGATTGGGCAATTGCCTGAAAGAAGACAGGGTATCGTTGGAAGCGCAGTAAAGTCATATTTGAGCGATCCCGAGGCAGCCACGCAAAAAGCAAAAAGTCTGTATCAAGGCGTTGGGAATGTAAAAGATTATTTGCAAAAACAAGGCTACTTGCCTTCATCATATAATCAAAGCAACATTGATACTTCTAGCGAGACGCTTGGTAGAGGCGTATACGCAGACGGTGGCGATGTCACTGAAGATGCAATGAGCCAGCTGTTAAGCAATCCTATTAGAACTTCAGAAATCCAACAACCACAGCAACAGCAGCAACAGCAACAAAGCGGCGGTATCATGGGCCTCATTGGCGCAGGTTCAAAGCTTGCGTCTGCTGCACAGGGTATTGGGAATATAGCAAAAGCAGCCGGTCCTATTATAGAAACACTTGGGCCTCTTTTAGCTCTAAAAGATGGCGGTCGTGCGGGATATAAAGACGGTCGCACCGTAGAAGGCGACGACGACTTTTTTGAAAAAGGCATGATACCTGCTGAATCTTCTGGTCAGCAATTTACAAGACGGGGTGAGCCATTAGTTTCGCCAAAGGGCGCAACAGGTATAGCTCAGGTATTGCCCACAACGGCTCCAGAGGCTGCAAAACTTGCTGGATTGCCGTTAGATCTTCAAAGATTAAGATATGACACAGACTACAACCAGGCTTTAGGAAAGGCATATTATCAAGACCAGCTGCGTAAGTTCGGGACCCATGAGCTTGCTGCAGCCGCTTATAATGCCGGGCCAGGACGCGTTCAAAAAGCTATTGATAGATCTGAACGCGAAGGCGGCGACGTCATGAGCTACCTGCCGGCAGAGACGCAAAAATATGTTCCCACAGTCATGCGTAAGGCTGGATTATCGCAAGATGCTATTGGTAGCGAGATATCTGGTCTTGGTCCGCGTGAAAGATCTTTGGTGGCTACAGCAGAGCGCCCAACTGTCGGCGGGATTGTTCCTGTAAAGCAGGAAGGCGCGGAACCTACAGATTGGCGTCAGATTGTTTTGCCTGCTTTAGCGGGTATTGGCGCTATGGCTGGATCTCGCAGTAAATATCTTGGTTCTGCTTTAGCTGAAGGCCTTGGGGCTGGC